GTATTTGAAGATGCATGTAGTATCTTAGACATAACACTTTCTTTAGAAGCATTAAACTCTTCTGATGAAGCCGATAAACTATTTAAAGCATGGTTCCCAGATGACCCTAACCATGAAAGACCTGAATGTGTATTCGTCGATTTAAATATTATAGGTTCATCTTTTGATGGAATAGAGCTTATTAGAAAAATTAACTTCGACTACGGTAATGGATGCGTAATCGGCATCATCTCATCCTCAGACGATACCCAAGAGATTGAAAAAGCTAAAGAAGCAGGAGCACAGTTCTGGATTATTAAATCAGATGACATTGAGCCTCGCCTAGAAGAGTTTAGAGACGACTACCAAGGGTACGTAGATAAATCAAATCCTTTTAAGATTTACAAATAAGTTAAATAAACGGTTGCAAAAGCTTAACTAATGATTGAAGTTACAAAACATACAAGAGATATTCTATTAGAAGTTGCTAAAAAGAGAAAGATCTATGTTGAAGGTAACTTCCTTAAGTTGCTTAAAGCACCTAAAGATGATACTGAGTTTGAAGAATACTTAAATCTATGTAAAGAAAAGGACAATACCTCTCGTAGAAAGAGGTTACAAGTAACCAAACAGGTTCAGAATCAAAACAAAGAGCTAGTTCAGAAGCAAGAAGAGACTGATAAATTAATGATTGAATTGCAAGCAGCACTAGACTCTGCTAAAGAGTCTGAAGAAGAAGCAAATCAGTTAAGAGAAGAAGCCGAAAAGGGAATGGGCAAGGCATTAGAAGATTTGGAACTAATGCAAAAGAAAACCCAATTTGAGTTAATTAGTACCATTGTTAGAGTTGCTCTTTATGTAATTATAGGTGTTGGTGTTCTTACAACCGTTATGTATGGATTAGCATTGTTTTCGGGTACTGATACACAGATCATTGGATCTACGTGGAGTAACATGTTTGGTATATTACTTACTAATGCCTTCTCAATTGTAGGAACAATTATGGGTGTTAAATACGCAACTGATAAAGAATAGTAAGATGAGCTCTCAGATAGAAGAAAAGGTCGGTATCTATACTTACTACGATATTCTATCTATTCCATTTAATAAAGATATCAATCATCCAGAACAAGTAACCTGTAGAGTAGATTTTAGTAAACTAAAAGAAGAAACTCAACAAACTCTTTTATCTTTACCTATTGTTCAATTTACCGGTGACTTTAAAGCCGGAGGGTTAGATAAAGAGCAACGTCTGTACCTGATGAGTAAGATGGATACTGTCTACTTTATTGATACTATTAAAACAAACTACGCTAAATGTGTAACTCAGCTCTTAAACGTTCCTGACCTAAGTGATAAAGAAGTTATTGAAAGAACTGATGAACACAGAAGCATCAGAAGAATTTTAAAGAGTGAAAGCTATAAAGTAACTTACAACGAAATAGACTATGTGATTGAAATCACCGATGAAGATAACGGAACGTTTACTAGCATTAAATACGGAGATAATTTTGTGATGGACTATATGCTGGAAAAAGATATACTGGAGTACTTCTACAAGAACAAGTAATATTTATATCAAAGATTGTTCTACTAAAACTTGTTACGGTATGTTAAATTACTTTAAAAAGAAATTTATGGCGTTCTCAGATATTTTTAAAGATGATAATACCTATAACGAGAAGAACATTGTAGGCTTTGCATCATTCGCAGTAATGGCTCTCTTCGCAGGAGCTGATATTGTAACAGGTATACTAGGTATAGACTTAGTAATTTCTGATACAATCTTTAATTCATTTGTAATTATCGTTCTTGGTTCTTTCGGCATTGATGGCGTTACTAAGATTTTTAGTAAAGATAAAAAAGAAGAGTAATGCTGTTAAAGGTTGGTTCAAAAGGCGAGCTTGTAAAGGACGTCCAGGAAGTAGTAGGCGTACCAGCAGATGGACATTTTGGTCCAGCAACTGCTGAGGCTGTAAAGAAGTGGCAAGCAGCTAATGGTTTAGATGCTGACGGCCTAGTAGGTAAAGGCACCCTAGGTAAGATGGGACTACTTGATACCGATGCTACTACATCAGAAGTTTCACCAGAAAGCGCTTCCGGCCTCTATACAAAAAAGCCTTATGAAACATCAAACGGTTTAGAGATTGTAGAATACTTTATGCCAAAGGATGAATACAAAGCAGGTCCTATTAATGCTGAATGGTTATTCTTACACCACACAGCCGGTTGGCATAACCCATACAATGTTATTAAGCAATGGGATGCTGATAAGAATGGACCTATCTCAACTGAATTTGTACTAGGAGGACCTTCTTGTAAAGGTAATGATGATAAGTACGATGGTATTCTCGCTCAAGCATTCCCTGCCGGTAACTGGGGCTACCATTTAGGTAAGAATGGTTCTCAGAAAATGCATATCAATTCTGTTGGTATTGAGGTATGTAACTTCGGATATATAAAAGACGGAAAGACTTATGCTGGAGCATCAGTTGATCCTTCTCAAATTGTTACCCTACCAGAAGCATTTAGAGGTCATAAGACATGGCATCGGTACTCTGACAAGCAGATTGAAGTTCTTAAGAAGTGGATTCTTTTCATTGCGGAAAGAGATGGCATTGATGTAAGAGCTGGCTTACCTGCTTTAGTTAAAGAGAAAGGAGCTGCCGCATTTGAGTTTAATGAGGATGCTTATTACGGTAAGGTAAAAGGGTTATGGACGCATACAAACACTCGTAAAGATAAGTTTGATATGTTCCCACAACCAGAATTACTAGACATGTTAATAAGCTTATAAGATGAAAACAAGTACCTTGTTCCTGTCAATAACTGCTACCCTAGCCTTCATGTGCTCCTACTTTATGGAGCTTACAATGAGTAATGCTGAACAATATTTAGCATTAGTTGCTGTAGTATTTATCGACGGGTTCTTTGGTATTGCTGCTGGCATTAAAAGAGAAGGGTTTCAAACTAGAAAAGCTGTTAGAGTACTTCAGAGAGCAATAACATGGATAGCTTTCTTAACAGTTATACTAATGGTAGAGAGAGGCTTTGCAGGCACAAGCTGGTTATCAGAAACAATCATCGTACCTTTTATCTTACTTCAATTAGTTAGCGCATTAAAGAATGCATCAATGGTGGGTATTATTAAGAGTACTGACCTCAAGAATCTTTTAGATAGAATTGATCTACATAAAGGAGAAAGACAGGAATAAGTTGCCTGTCTAAATTATTATTCTTATCTTGTAGTAAAGATTATACTATGAGTGAAGAACAAGCTAGTTATGGTCGTAAAGCAAGCGACATACTTAAAGAAGAGTACCCTACCATTTATTCTGGCTATATGGCTATCGTGGAAGAGCAGCTGGAGTTATTCAGCAAGAAGCATCTTGATTACGGTATGCATAATATTACTGCTGGTACTCAATTACAAACTGAAGATGAAAGGTCTTTCGCTCTTACCGGACTATGGTACCGAATGAGTGATAAGATCAATCGCTGGAAGAATCTAATCATCAACAATAGAGGAGCTCAGAATGAAACTCTATCAGATACCTTTCAGGATATCTGCAACTACGCAATCATCTGCCAGTTGGTAGAGAAAGGATTGTGGAAAAAATAAACTATGGCTAAAAAACTCCCTAAGGAGGTTAAAGTAGTACAGGAGTATAAAGCTCGTAAAGTTAACTACGATACAGAGAAGAACATCTCATTCAGTCAGTTACTGCTTTATAACTCTTGTCAATACAAATGGTATCTAACTTACCCTAAGAAGTTAGCACCTTACAAGCCTTCCATTCATACAGTCTTCGGTACTGCTCTTCACGAGACGGTACAGGAGTGGCTAGATGTACTCTACAATCAAACTGTTAAAGCAGCTAACGAAATGGATCTATCTGAATTACTTTTAGATAGAATGAGGAAGACTTATAAGAAGGAACGTTATAATAACGGTAACGAAGACTTTACTACCTCTCAAGAGCTGCAACAGTTCCACGATGATGGAATGCAGATACTAAACTACCTTAAGAAGAAAAGAGCAACATACTTTAGTACAAAGAATACTTACCTGGCTGGAGTAGAGACTCCTATCCTTCAAGAGGTTAAACCTGGAGTAGTATTTAAAGGCTTTATCGATCTAGTATTCTATAATAGCTTTACTGAGAAGTATCTTATCTTAGATATCAAAACATCTACTAGAGGATGGAGTGACTATGAGAAGAAAGATGAAACTAAAATATCTCAGATACTTTTATACAAAGAGTTCTTTGCTCAACAATTCAATACCGATGTAGAGAATATTGACGTAGAGTATTTTATTGTACGTCGAAAGATCTTTGAAGGAGGAGACTTTGTACCCAAACGAGTACAGCAGTACAGACCTGCCTCAGGAAAGATTAAACGTAAGAAGGCTATCGAAAGTATTAACAAGTTTGTTAATGAAGCTTTTGATGACAACGGTAACTATCTTGAAAGAGAGTACCCTAAACAGCCTTCTAAGAGTAATTGTATGTTCTGTCCATTTAAAGAAAATCCTTTATGTAATGTAGCCGTAAAGTAGATCTCTGTATATTTATATATACATATATAATACTAAAGGCTATGAGTGATAAAAAGCTAACCAGTGTAAGGGTTGAGCAAGAGTTATTTGAACAGTTTAAAATTCAATGCGTAAGGCATAAATTTTCTTTCCAAAAGCTTGCCGACCGAGCGATTTTTCTTTATCTTACAGATGATAGATTTAGAGAGAAGTTACATAAACAAACTGATATTAATATCAAATAAATGAACGACAAGTTAAGTTATATTAAAAAGGAAGATCGAAAGAAGATCTTACTCCTATCGGACGACATTAGACTTCATTCAGGTATTGCTACTATGGCAAGAGAGCTTGTAGTACAGACAGCCCACCACTACAACTGGGTAAACCTCGGCGGTGCTATGAATCATCCAGATGATAAGAAAGCATTTGACCTATCAGGAGACGTTAACAAACAAATTGGTACCGATGATGCATATGTAAAGTTATATGCTACAACAGGTTACGGTACTGCTGATATTGTAAGAGAGTTAATTAAGGTAGAAAAGCCTGATGCTATCTTACACTTTACTGATCCTAGATACTGGACCTGGTTGTATGAGATTGAAAGAGAGATCAGACAACAAATGCCTCTGTTCTATTTAAATATCTGGGACGACTATCCTACTCCTCTGTACAATAAGTCTTTCTACGAATGCTGTGATCTATTGATGGGTATTTCTAAACAGACTGTTAATATTAATAGAATGGTCTTAGATGAGAAAGCTAAAGGTAAAGTAATAAAGTATGTACCTCATGGCATTAACACAGACTTCTTCTTCCCTATTAATAAAGATTATAAAAACTACGATAAGTATTTAGAGTTCAGGAAAGGACTCTTTGAAGGAAAAGATATCGAGTTTGTAGTCTTCTGGAATTCTAGAAACATTCGACGTAAGTCACCGGGTGATGTTATATTAGCCTACAGACACTTCTGTGACTTAATTGGAGAAGAGAAAGCTAAGAAGTGCGCTTTAGTAATGCATACTCAGGCTGTAGATCAGAATGGTACAGACCTCTATGCAGTAAGAGAAGCTGTCTGTGACCCAGAGTACGTAAACGTATTCTTCTCTCAAGCTAAACTATCATCAGAGCAGATGAACTGGCTTTACAATATGGCTGACGTAACAGCTCTTATCTCTTCTAACGAAGGATGGGGCTTGAGCTTAACAGAAGCTATGACTGCCGGCACTATGATCATCGGTAACGTTACTGGAGGTATGCAAGACCAGATGAGGTTTGTAGATGAGAACGGTGAGTGGTATATTCCTAATCCAAAAGTACCTTCTAACCATATGGGTACGTATAAGGAGCATGGCGAATGGGCTGTGCCTGTATTCCCTTCTAACATCTCACTAGTAGGTTCAGTACCTACTCCTTACATTCATGACGATAGAGCCGACTTTAGAGATGTAGCGCAAGCTATTAAAGAAGTCTACGAACTACCTAAAGAAGAAAGAGACCGTAAAGGTATGGCTGGACACGATTGGGTTCGCTCTGATGAAGCTAAGATGACAGCTGCTGCTATGGGAGCTAATCTATCTGAATGTATGGAAGAGACATTCAAATCCTTCACACCTAGATCGACTTACGATCTAATTAAAATAGAAGATCTTCCTAAGAAGTATGTTAAACACGCAATGGTATATTAATGAGCAAGATTAAAGTTGTAATAAGCTGTCCGATTGATACGTACAGCGGTTATGGAGCAAGAAGTAGAGACTTAGTTAAAGCTCTTCTTAAGACAGGAAAGTATGATGTTAAGATATTAGCACAGCGATGGGGCAATACTCGCTTTGGGTACTTAGCTGATCACTTAGAGCAAGAACTATCATCATTGATTATACCTCAGCTAACAGAGCAACCAGAGGTATGGATTCAGATTACAGTACCGAATGAGTTCCAGCCAGTAGGTAAGTATAATATTGGAATGACTGCTGGAATTGAAACTACTATCTGTGATCCAAGTTGGATTGAAGGCTTGAATAGAATGAACCTAAACTTAGTATCTTCTAAACATGCTAAGGCTACATTTGAGAACTCTAAGTTTAATGTAGAGAAGGACGGTAAGGTACAAGGTCAGATTGAATTACAAAAGCCTGTAGAGGTTTTATTTGAAGGAGCTGATCTAGA